AAGGAGTTGTAGCACTTAGAGATGTTAAGTTAATACCTCCTAAACCAGCTAAAGTATAAGTAGGTACATTTAAAACACCAGTTGTGCTATTGTATGTTGATGCTCCGTTGTTGCCAGTAGTCGTTAAACTAACCGCACCTCTTGCACGAGCATCTGTATAGTATAAGTTAGAGCCCTCTGCAATGCTTGATGTTGTACCAGCAGTCTTTGTCCATAAACTTGTGCTTGATACATATTGTAAAATATCTCCGTTATTAGGACTTTGAGCACTTACATTGTGTAATTCATCTAACTCATAACCATTTTGAATCTTAACTTCAATTACACCTTGAGTTGGATGTGCACGAGTTACAATGCCTACATAAACTAAATGTGCTGGAGCATATTGCTTTGTACTTGTGTAAGCACCAGCCGTTGTTGAACTTAAATACAATTGAGTTCCATCCGAATAAGCAGATGTGTCCAAATCAGTTAAAGCACCAATTACAACCACATATCCATTGTTGTTATTTGTTATGTCGCCTTGAATGACACCATAAGTTTGAGCACTTGTTGCATCACTTGTAGCCAATGCCTTAGTAACACTTGGTAAGTTGCCATAACCTCCGTTAATATAAACAACAGTTCCTTTAGTTAAAGTTGCACCAGTTGAATTGTAAACTTCAGTAATTAATTTACTTGCTTGACCAATAGTTGGAAAAGTTATCAAAGAACCATCCCCAGCCACATATTGAGTTGAATTACCAGCAAATCCTATGTTAATGTTTCCGCTTGTAGTAACTGGACTGCCAGTGATTGATAAAGCAGCACTTGACTCGGTAATACCAACGCTTGTAACAGTTCCAGTATATTGGTCATTACTTGTTATAGTAAAGTTTGGATAAGTTCCGCTTATTGATGTAGTACCAGCACCAGTTAATGATACAGTCTGGTCTGGAGCAGTATTTGTTATTGTAAAGTTAGGATAAGAACCGCTTGTTGAAATGCCAGTTCCACCAGTTAAACTTACTGTTTGGTCTGGTGCACTATTTGTAATAACTCCATTTGTTGAGTTGTAACTAATTCCAGTTCCAGCCGAGTTAGATGCTCTTGCTCTTGCATCGGTATAATAAAGATTTGTTCCCTCGCTTATGTTTGAAGTAGTCAAAGAAACCGCACCAGTAAATCCGTTTACGGAAACAACCGCATCTGTGTTGTCCACTTGTTGCCAAGCCGTACCATCAAAAATCGCCCAGTCTCCCACATTCCAATCAGTAATCCCATCAAGGTTTGTAGAACCAGCTACATTGACAATATAATACCATCCAGTTGTCCCAACTCCACTCGCTAATGTCGGAGTGTTTGTTGATGCATTCCATGTACCCTTGTATATAGACCCACCAACTAAACCATTAATTTGATTTTGTATTTTACCAAAAGCAGTTAAGATAGAATCTGTTGCTTGTATTGTACCTCCAGTGATGTTTACACCAGTTAAAACCTTGCCAGTAACCGCACTATTCACTAAACTTGGGTTTGCATAAGTACCGCTTAATTCTCCACCAGCAGCAATACCGCTAATAGTTGTTAAATATGTTGAGTTATCGTAAGAAATGGTTGTTCCACTAATCTTAACAAATCCAGTGCCATTCAAAGCAGCTTGTTTAGAATTAAAAGTAGACCAATCAGTACTTGACAAATAACCATTTTGAGATACATTCGCAACTTGTATGCTAAAATTACCAGTTGTGTTATCATATAGTAAAGGAGAAGAAGCACTTAAACCAGTTAAGCTAATACCGCCCAATCCAGCTAAAGTATATGTAGGAATATTTAATGTTGCACCAACCAAAGTAGCAGAACCATTGTTACCAGTTACGGTTAATGTTAATGCGTTTTGCTTATTGTTAAAAGTATTCCAATCAGTAGAACTTAAGTAACCATTCCCAGAAGTACCAGCTTGACTAATAGTAACATTACCACTTGCCACGCTAATAGGAGCAGTACCAGTAATAGCCGATTGTGCTCTTGCCGTTGTAAAATATAAATTAGTACCTTCTGTTAAGTCTGTTGTAGTCTTAGCAGCAAAAGCAGAGTTAAATCTTGCTTGAGTATAATATAAGTTTGTGCCTTCTGCTACATCCGTAGTAGTTAAAGTTACAGTTCCACCTAAAGCAACTGACTTACTATTAATTGTAAGTGAAGGGTTAAGTAAACTTGTATTAGGAATATCATCTAAAGCAATAATGCCTGTTGTATTAGAATATACCACACCAGAAGTAGCATCACCACTTATAGCAAATCTTGCTCTTTGGTTAGTAAAATATAAGTTAGTATTCTCTGTTACTTGTAAAGTATTGTAGTCTCCACTTTGAGCAGTAATCACACCAGTTCTTCCAAACACCGAAGTTACTGGAGCAGTATCATAATCAGTCCAACTTGCAGTAACAGTTCCACCATCTTGTTGATTAAGAGTTAAAGTCTTAGTAGTAGTTCCAGTAACCGCAGCAGAAACGATTGAATCGTTGTAAGCAGTATCCCAAGTAGTTTGTTTAGCTGTTGTAGGGATTGAGTATCCACTCGCTAAACCTAAGGCTAATGTACCAGCCGTTGTAATAGGGTTCCCGCTTATCGTAAGCCCAGTTGGTACACTCATATTTACAGAAGTAACAGTACCCACATAAGTCTCGGTATTGTTTACCCAACTTGTTCCGTTATATACTAAGGCTTGACCAGCAATAGGGCTAGTGATTGTTACACCAGCTAATTGAGTTAAAGTATAGTCACCTTCAGTAGCTACAACATTACCTGTTCTACCAAACACACTATAAACACTCGTAGGTAGTGGATAGGCACCTGAAGGAGCTTCAATTGTTATTGGATACTCGGTGACATTAATGTCAATCGTGGTCTCGGTTATTGTTATCTCTGTACTCATTATAATTGTGTAATATCTTGATAAACGATGAAGTTACCCCAGATATATGTTTTAATGTTAGAATTAGAAAATTGAACTGCCATGTCATAAACATAGTTACCTGCATCAAGGTCTATATCCTTATTAATGGTAATCATGTTATTGTTGACACCCCCAACCACTATACCGCCACCATTCTCGGTTAGGGTTAATTCAGCATTAGTAGAAGTAATCTTCTTTCTGATTTGGATTTCAACAGTTGCAGTACTTAAATTTATTGGTACAGTATTGGCAGTCAATAAGAAAATCTGACTCCATGTATTACTTTTCCAAATTGAGATATTGTATTGTGCTGGTCTAAAATCAGCATTTGTACTTAAACAAGACATTATATATATATTTCTACAAAAATAACCAATTATTAGACAATGCCTAACAAGCTACAGGAGTATTGTTTATAGTAGAGGTTGTAGTATCAAATCTTGCTCTAAAACCATTGCCAGTTGAGCCATATGTTTTATAATGCAAAAATGGTCCAGAATATGAACTCATTGGAAATATAGTAGTAAATCTATAATCTGCATAAAAAACAGTACCATTTACAGGTGTAGCGGTATTGCACCAAGCTATTGTAGCAGGGTCTAAAAATAAAGCACAAGCTCCAGCACTATTTGTACCATTATCTGATATATTAAATTTAAATGCTCCAGTAGACGGAGTTAAATCAGATTTTACTGGTAATTGATTATTTGCTTTTGAGGTAATTGGATTAATTACAACATATTGTTCTGCTTCTGCCCTTGTTATTTGTTTAGAACCAGGAGGAACTGCGGCTTCAGCTTTCTCAAAAACACCAGTATCAACTGCGTTTTTTAAATTATCCCAGCTTATACATTGATTACTTGCTAATCCTGCCCAACTCATCTTTTAACGCTTTTAATTCATTTTCTAAATATTGAACCTTTGATGCTAAAACTTGATTGTAGGCTACTGCCAAGAAGCCATCCTTACCTTCAGCTACCGCATAAGGCATAATTTCTTGCACCTCTTGTGCGTAATATCCAGCCTCAATTTTACCGTCTTTCTCGTAAAGGTATGTTTGTATATCCTGAATGCTTTTAGGGGCATAATTAGCCTCTATTTGCTTTTTAAGGCGTTTATCTGATGACTCAAAGAAGCCTGGAGCAGTTAATACTCCAGATAAAGTTCCTCCAGTTAATGGCAGATAATTTGCCAAGTCAGCAGTAGATGCCTTATTATTGAAAACATTATAATCATATTGAGACAAATATCCACTTTGAGTTGTTGTCGCTTGATTAATGTTAATTACTGGGGCAGTAGATGACCCAGATGTATATAATGGTCCAGACACCGTAACAGATGTTACCGTACCAACTGACCAAGACCTATCAGCAGAAAGGTCATAAGATGTTCCATTTATTGTTAATGTTCTACTTGCTAAAACATAAGATGGAGGAGTTTCGTTTCTCCAATCTCCAAATCTAAAAGTTAATACTTGCCCATTTGTAGGACTTCCTACATAAGCAACATCTGTTAAATCGTTTAATGATATTGGTGCTGGAGTAGCCCATACTAAATCACCTCTTAAAAATTGAGAAGTTGTACCAGTTCCTATTGAATCTTGTTTACTATCCCAATAGTTATAATCAGTTGTTGTAACATAACCAGGTACACCTCCATCTGCTGCGTTTAAAGTAAACCTACCAGTAGAACTATTGTAAGTTAATGCTGAACCTGGATTTGCACTTAATACACCCCTTGCTCTAGCATTAGTAAAATATAGATTAGTAGAACCTTCAGTAACTAAATCAGTATTGTAATCACCGCTAACAGCTACTACAGCTCCAGTACGACCAAAGACTGAACTTACAGCACCTGAACCACTAGAATATATAGGTATGTTTAATACTCCTGTACCGCTATTATAAGTAGCAGCTCCACTTGTCCCAGTAGTTGTTAGAGTTAAGGCTGTACCACTTCCGCTTGAAGTAAGTACACCACCTGATAACGTTAAACCACTACCTATAGTTATTTTGGTTAATGTGCCATTAGTATCACCACCTGCAATTACATTACCTGAACCTGCAAGGGTAGTGAACTTGGCTGAATTTACTATCTGTAATTGACTCATAATTATTTAAATAATGCTCTAACAAATTCTCCTGTTCCTAAAGCTGTTCCAAAAGTTAATATCCCATTTGCAGTATTAAACATTACATTGTCTCCTGTAGGAGTTCCTGACGTTAATATTGTTTGTACTTCTACTCCACCTCTACTTACACTAAAGCAAGTAAATCCAATAGCATCAGTAAATGTTATTGTAGTTTCTCCGCCTGTTGCCGTATAATCTAGCATTTTAACAATCTGAGTGCTAAATGATATGCCTTGAGTTTGTACTGAAATACCATCGATAGAATATCCACCAGTTCCTTGCAATAATACACTATATGTAGAAGCACCTTCAACTGGACCTGACAATGATAATGATGTTAAGTTAGCCAATCCTGTAAGTATAGTATTACCTAAAGTATCACTACCAGCTCCATTGTCATTGTCTATTGCAAATTTTATAGTTATAGGCGTCTTATCTAATACTAATTGTAATAAATAAGCATAGTTGTAATTATTACTTAAAGTAATAAAGCCATCACAATTAACAGACCATGTTATTACATCATTCTTATATTCTCTGAACCATGCTGAAGTTTGGCTAGTTACTTCTACTTGCTCTACGCTAGTTTCAAAAGAGCAGTTTGTAGAAGCTCCAAATGGAGTATAATAATCAAATGTTGTTACTACAGAACTATCATTAACTCCTTGAGTATATAACGTTGTAGTTCTTGTTGTAGAATTTACAGAATAAAACTCTATTGCTATTCTATCGGTGTCACTTAAAACAGCACTTGACATAGATATACTTGTAGTATATTTAGTCTTTGCAGTTGATGTTAAAGTTGTAGTTGATGATGTAGCCAATAGGGTTAATGTAGTACCATTATATTTATATATTTTATAATAGAATCCTGGAGAACCTGTAAGGTCTGTTGTAATACTAAGGTAATTGACAAAAGTCCATGTTCCAGCAGGAAGAGTAACAGAACTTGGATAACCAATATCAGTAATAAATCCAGTAATTCTACCATCTGTATTTTTAGAAAAATCTGCACTTGAGCCTGTATTTTCACTTGAGCCTAATTCATAAAATGTATTACCACTAATAGTGCCATTATTTACACTTCCATTAAGGTAATATTTTGCATTACTTCTTTTTGCGTATAAGACTATATTAGTTCCGTTAATTACTGATGCCATATCTAAAATGTACTTGTTTGAGGTGTATATTTATTTACTCTTGTGCAACTTATCTCAGTATTTGATATTTGTAACAATGTAGCATTCGCACTATTAGATGGATATGATATTGTTGCATTACCTAACATATATGATTTGCTGCTAATATTTATTGATGCAGGGTCCGTATCTGTTGCAAAAATAAGTTTTGATGCGTTTAATGTTCTAAAGTTAGTATTAGTTGTATAAAAACTACTTAAATCACAATCAACATTAATTATATTTAATGCAAATGTGTTTACATATTGTTGAACTATTAATTCTGCTAAAGTGAAAAATTCTCCTACAGGTTCCATTCCATACCTGTACCATCCTGCAGCAACTGAATTATTGCTTAATAATAAAGTTCCTTTTGCAGATGGATAATATGAATCACTGCCAGTACTTCCATAAGGTAAACTAATCTTCTTCGTATATTGTTCGCTTTCTGATAATGTTCCAGTAAGATTATATGAACCAATGCCAGATTTAATTTGCATAACAAAATTAGTCAAAGAAACAAAAGCTATGCCTTCTGATATTCTATATGTAAAACTTAACTGACCAGTTCCAGGAAAAGCCTCTGTTTTTAAATCTAAAGTAAAATCTTCTGCAGCACCAGTTGTCTTTGGATTATATACTGTATATGAAGTAGATGTTGTTTGCCATTTTTTATCATTGTTTAAATAATAAATGATACTTCCAGTATTTATTGATATATCTATAAAACCTATTGGGGTGGTTCCAGTAGCTGCACCAATTAATATGTTTAATTGTAATGAATCTCCTGCTGTTACATAAGCATTAGAAGTAGATTCTAATGTTATTCCTGCAGTACCAGCTGGTCCTCCAGAAGGAGCAGTAAGCTCAAAATAATAAGAATCTGTAATAGCATTTTGCTGTAATAAACAAGTACCGTCACCAGTTGAACTTCTAGTCCAAAAAGTAGCTTCTGTTCCATTATTATCTATTAAATTGCCATTAGGTATATAATTTTCAGACACTTCTACATTTCCTTCTGCTATAATTTTATAAAATCCCTTTTTTATAATTTTTAATTGGCTATTATCAATAAAATACAAACCTGAAGTATTTGTGACATATGGTTGAACAATAGATGACGTGTTAATTAAATTACCATCACCATTATTAACTACTGTACCTGTTGATGTATATTCAGTATAATATGAATTTATACTTGCAAATTCATTTATAGATACTACCCACCATTTACCTTTAGCTTGAAATATTCTACATCCAAATGATTTAGCAATATTAGAAATAATATCTAAGCAATTTATATAAGTATATTCATTTTCTAAAAATGTTCTATAATTTATATAAGTTTGTACAAACGGGTCTCTCCATGAATTTACAGACCTGTTACTCATACCATTGGCAAAATAAGAGCACAATGTAATAATGTTTCTGTTGTTTTTAAAGCCAATTCCATTAAAACATATAGCAAGTATATTAAATAAGCTAGTCGAATCATTAACACCAGTATTACCAGCTTTAGGAACAAATACAATATCTTTTAACATTCCTAATCCATCAGTAGCATTAAATGAAACTAACTTTCTACCTGTTGAATAAGATACTTGAACATTATCATTAATAACAAATCCAACCCATTCAATAACTGAATTTATATACATTTCAACATATGTATATCTATCATCTATATTAGTAAAGTTTATAATATCTGATAAATTATCAGTAAAATCTATTGTGACACCTAATTGCGATGCATATATTGGTTCGTAAGGGTCATCTGAATTTGGTATATACTGTAAATTAACATCAATACCTTGTAGGCTAATAATAGAGCCAGAATATCCATCTTGCCACATTTTAAGCTCAACGTTTTTATCTGCTCTTGTAGCAAACAATACTGAGTATTTTTGTCCGTATGCCATTATCCTCTTCTAAGTTTTAATGATGATTCGCTTCTATTCATAGCTAAAACTAAATCTTGACCTCTAAGTACAAATGAACCTCCGCCTCCTGAACCAGCCATTAAATCTTTTAATTTATCCAATGGAGCAACAACTTCAGGATTATTTTGAGCACCTGGATATTCTCCCATTAAGCCCATAGTAGGTCCAGATATAATACCACCATTAGCAAACCCCATAAAATATTTAAACAATCCACCAAATCCATTTGCCGCTTTTTTTGATGCAGCAGCGGCAGTACCTAGTGTTCCTGTTCCAGGCAATAAACTAAGTACTATAGAAAATATCAAAGCCTTAAATGCTGCAGCAGCAATTTGTTTGACTAAATCCATAAACATATTAGCCAATGCATCACCAATACTCATGCCTTGCTCCATTGCAGCCCATAATCCCATAAAGGCATTAGTGGCAAAATTTGAAATAGTATCAGCCATTTGTAAATAAGCATCGGCTTGTTGCTTAATTAATTCATTTCTAGTAACTAAAGCTTCATTTTCGGCATCTATTAAACCAGGATTTAAAGATTCATAAAAAGAAGATGTTGCTCCTTGTAATGACTTTCCAAAATCACCTGACATAACATATTCACCAAATTGCTTTATATCACTTAACCTTTTGTCTTCTGCCTTTGCTTTATCTTGAGGTTTTGTTTGAGCAATTATTTTTGCATTTTTCTTTGCAAATTCTTGTCTTTTTTTATATTCAGCTAACCATAAGCCAGTTTCTGACTTAAGGTTTTTATACATACTGTTATCGGTTGGACCTTGCTTATCAGGATTTAAAAATTTATTTTTACCTGCTGCTACTAATGCAGATGCATTCATATTTTCAAGTTTCCTTAGTAATGACTCAGCACCTATTACATCTTCTTCAGCTGTTTGTAAATCTGGGTATCCTAAAAAAGCTTGTAACCATTGACTTGGTCCACCTCTTTGCGTTTTTCTTCTAGCAATGTCAAGTTTATCCCTTTTCTCCATTATGCCAATCTGTAACTCGGCAATTTTTTTACCAGTAAGTTCAACAATTTGTTGCTGTTTTAAAGCCTCTGTATATTTAACAACGGCCCAATATGCAGTACCATCATTTTTTATTTTTTCAGCTTCAACTTTATTTACTTTACCAATAATGTCCTTAATATCACTTAATGCTTGTTTTCTTTCTCTTTCTGAGTAATTAAGATTAGTCGTTACAGTTAATAAACTATTTAATGAAGCTATGTCAGCATTCATATAATTAACTGCTCCTTTTAATTCTTTATTTGTTTCAGCTAAACTTTTATTAAAATCATCTGTTTTTTCTTTAGCACCAAAAATACCCATATCATATGCTGTTACAGCGGCAACCAATGCAGAAAATGCTAAATAAGCTGGACCAGCTAAATTTGCTACACCACTTGCTAATGCAGGTAAGTTGTTTTGGATACCTCTAAAACCATATGGCAAATCTTGAATAACTAAAGCTAAGCTTGTCCATTGTTGATTAGCAGATTTAACTGCATTACCAGCACCTCTAATCTTTCCAGCAGTTATATCAGCTTCTTTACCTATACCAGCTAATGCTCTTTCTACAGCAGCTGATACCATTTTAAATTGTTCCGCATCAGCTTGTATCCTAATCTTAATTTGTTCGTCAGCCATTATACTATTGGTTTAGAGTTTTCATATTTTTTCAAGACTTCATTTAATTCATCTTGATTCATTACCTTTTGCTTTACAAAGTTACGATTATCGCAATCAAGCTCAAGAAGGTCTTTTGGCTTTATTTTTTTGTTTTTAGGTGCTACTAAATTAACTAATATAGTAGTTTGCCATCTTAATCTAACCCACTCTTGCTCTTCTTTATGCCTATATCCATACCATAAAAAATCTAACTCTGCCATCGTCATCTCCCAAAACAAATGGGGAAGCACTTGGCACTCCCCCATTGTATATCTTTCAATATCAATCCACTCTAATTTTTTTTTACTCTATCTTTCTTAGATTTCGTAGGTTGCTCTAATCCACTATTCATGCTTTCATTTAAAACAGCAATCATTTGATTAAACTTTACACTTGACATACCTCCTATGTCGTCAATCCAATCACATACATCCAAATCAGTAAAGTTTGGCGTAATACCTTCTTTGTATAAAGGATATTCCGCTGCTGCTCTTAATAAATTAGTGATTGCATCAAGAGTATCAGAACCGCTTAATGATTCACCAATTTCAGCTGGTCCAATGCCTTGTAATTGACAGAATCTTTTAAGACTCCAAGTACAAAAACGCATTGGTATTTTCTTTCCATCGGAAAGAGTTAATTCATAGTGTCCTCTCATGTTTTGGTTATTTTTTGGTTATTAGTTAGTAGCTTGAGTCAAAGCACCAGTTCCTGTGAATGTAGCAGAATAAGTAACTGGAGACTCCATGTCAGCAGTAATATCCATGCTTTCTACAAATGCAGAACCAGTCCAAGACAAATCACCTGTTACTTTAGTTGTACCACTTACAGTTGTAAACCAAACAGTTACAGCAGTTCTATTTGCTATAGCAGACATTAATTCACCTGTAGTATAGTAATTTGCTGTAGCAGCAGGGTCAACTGTAGCTAAACCATCTGTAGTCAAAGTCCAAGACTTTGCACCACCTAAATGTTCTACCCATCCACCACTTTGCTTATCTGTAGTTTCAGGTAAGTCTACTGAAAAGCTTAAAGAACATGATGTAGCATGTGCTACTACCTCACTTCCAACCATCACAACTAATGAGGTTCCGTTAAATACGCCTGTTGTTGCCATTTTATTTTATTTTATCTTTTTTATAATTGATTTACGAAATGTTCAAATACCATAACTCTTCTAAAAATATAAGCCTGGTCGATATAATCAAACATTGCTTGATTTGAGCCAACCTTTCTTGTGACAATTTTAAAATAAGGACCAGCATTTGGATAGTCTATTGGATAAACGCCAATAATACCTAAAAGCTCATTAGACCAATCGTCTACTGATTTCTGTCCTACTTCACCAGTCTTAGAAGTCTTATAAATTATGTCAAACTGAATAGTGACGTCAAAATTATAGTTTTGCTTGTCGCTATTCTCTGCCGATGTCTGACTGCTTATAATAAGGAACGGAGGTTCTATGCTATCAGGAGCTATGGTATCATAAACTCCTAAAGAATAGGAAGCCGCAGTTAACTTATCAATGTAAGCTTTTCTTATAGCGTATCCGCAGTCTTTCATTTATACAAATTTAGTGAAATATATTTATATCTTTATTCCTTTAATTCTCTTAATCATATTACTATAAACTTCGTAATAAGCTAAGAACATAAATGGCCTATGTGGTAAATTTACTTGTTTTTTGGTATTTGGTCTTTTAAATGTAAATGCATAAGCTTCAAGGTCATCTAAATTTACATTTGGATAAGCAGGTATTTGGAATCTTGCACCAGTACCAAATTCTACATAAGGAGCATATTTTACAGTAGTTTGATTACCAGCCATAAACAAAGCACCTGTTTTATAATTAAATGGCCTATGTGTAATGCTAGATTTTAAAGCTCCAGTCTTTACAGGTACATGACGTTTTGCTCTGTTTTGCATATCAATAACAGATTCGTCAATAATTTTTTTTACTTGATTTTCAACACTTTGTGGAGCTTTTTGAAATTTACTTCTAAGTTCTTTAAGTCCTTGAACTTGTACATTAAATGTAGCCATTATTTCAATGTTGCACAACCAATCAAGAAGTACTTATTGATGTCTCCTTCATTGATTACTGAGTTGATAAGGTATTTCTTATTCTTAAACTCTATGATAAGTTTGTTATCAAAAGTTTTTGATGTAGTGTATCTAATTCTAAAAGTAATATTATCATCAATATTATCTTTCATTGCTATATTATCCTTATTTTGATTTTGACGTACTATTTCAGCCCAGCAAGTATAATATGCAGTTGCAGTATTAACAAACCCACCAGCACCGTCAGAAACGCCTGTAAGGCTCTTAAAAGTGATTCTGTTGCGTAATTGCTCTATCATTATAAGATATAGTTTATTCTTTTATAAGGCTTCATTAATTCGTAAGCCGTAGTTAAGTTTGGACTTGGCTTACTTGACTCAACGCTTGATTCTCTGTATTCGTAAAGGTCAGCTAACATTTTAAACACAGCTGTTCTCATTGATGGAGTAGCATCACAATATCCACAACTATAAGTAAATCTATATTCTCCTTCTCCATATGCAACTGCATACACTTTCATTGTGTTAATACCCAATGTATTATAATCTCCTTCTTCTAAAGTAATCCATGAAATATTATTCCAATATTCTACTGACATCAAAACCCCCATTGGCATATAAGGCAATTCTATAAACTCAGTCATATAAGCTACAACTTGTAATGTTCTTTCAGTCATAGCCACACCTGCATATTGCTCCAACCTAACTCTTGCTGAAGTGATTAAAGCTTCAATTAAGGCATCGTCTTCAGGGTAGTCTACTCTTAGATAGTTTTTAGCTTCCTCAAGTGTTATTGGCTCTGCTATAGTATCTGACAAAACCGCTATATCTCTTACAATTTGCATTCTAATATATTTTTACAAAAATAGTCAAAATTTGGTGTACGACCATTTGAAGCCTCCAGATGATGGTATTTTGCCCAAAGCAGCAGAACTAATGTTTTTTATGCCTAAGCACCTTTGAGCTTCAGCAACATTTCTATACTCGTCTATAAACATACCATTAATAGTATATTGATAAACTACCTTTGATTTTCCACTATTAAGACTTTGCTTAATTTTAGTAGCTTCAGATGCTTTTGGTCTAAATTTCCCTTTTTGATTTTGTGGCAACTTAGCTATATGTTCTGCACTAAACTTTCTGCCTTTATTTGATTCTGATATTCTTTTTTTAGTTTCTTCGCTATGTTTTTTACCCATAGCAGATTTCCTTAGTTTATCAATCCAATTTTGGTCAAATATTCTATTTTTTCTTGCTTCTGACATTTTAATTTTAGATTCCTCGCTTATAAATCCAGATTTGTCTTTAGTTTCAGTTAATCTGCAATTAAGACCATTTTCTCCAATAACATCATAAAAGTCTTGCCAATATCTTTCTCTTTCGTTTAGATTTTCTACTAAACATTTTTCAATAAATTCAATAGTATGTGCATCATAGCCATACTTCTGTAATGAATTGTGAATCCTTACTTGATATGGCTTTGCACCATTCTTGTAGTAATTCTTTCTCTTAGTAAAATTGGTAGTTTGACCAATGTAAATTTTGCCACTTGGGCTTGTAATTTTATATATACCTATCATAAAAAAGGGAGTAGCTTTTGAACTACTCCCCACAAAGGTATAATAATTATGTTATATTACCTAAGCAACATTGCCAAAATCTCCGTACACAAACGCACCAGCGTAGTAGATAGGGAATGCGATACGAGCTTCAACTCTTACAGTAATCATGTTTTGAGTAAAGTCATTTCCTTCGAATTCTGTGAAACGAATAGAAATACCATCTCTTTGCATGATTTGAGCACCCATAGACCAGTCACCTACTAAGAACTTGTCAGCAGCAATAGCTGTAGAAGTATAGATAGGAATACCAGCGATAGATAATTGACCGTTAGTTGTAACGATTGTAGAACCTGGTAAAGAGTAAGCACTATTAGTGTTTTTAGTGTTGATGATGTTAGCCCAATCAGTTGGGTTAATCAAGATACCAGTAGCTGTGTAGTTACTAGCTTCAACTTGTGCAATAGATTGAACTAATTGCTCAACGTCAACTGTAGCAGCACCAGAGAAAGCAGAGGCAACACCAGTTAAACCTTGTAAGTTTGGAGCAGTACCGTTACCACTTAATAACTGAGCATCTTCAGCAACTAAATACTTCTCTAACAATCTTTGTTGTAAGAAAGAAGTCATAGCAGGTACGTCATCTAACATTTGACGAGAGATTTTAACGTAACCAGCAATAACTTGTGCAGGAGCATTAGTCATTGTGATGTCAAAATCAACTTGTGCTTTGCTAGAGCCTTGTACTTGTGCAGCAGGAGCACCTTCACCACCTGTTTCAAGAGGGAAAGTAAATAAACCTTGAGAGATTGAACCTACTGGTAACAAACTTCTAACGTGTACTTTACGAGAAGGTAAACCATAAACTTGGTTAGCATATTGACGAGGAATATCACCAGTTAAGCTTAAAGCTTCTGTCATGTTTCCTACAGCCTTAGTGTCCATTACAAATGCGTGGCTCTTTAATTCACCAGCACCAATTTTGCCTAATACATCGGCATTCTTTTCAATTGCTTCAGCTAATGTAGCATTGAAGCCTTTTGCTTGATTTTCGTTCATTGTTTTACGATTGCTTTTTGCTTCAAGTTTGTCAGCAGCATCTTTAACTACAGCAACTTGAGATTTTAATTCTTCTAATTCAGATTTTACTGCGTCTACTGCAGCTACGTTTTCAGCTTTTGCTGCATCAAATTGTCCGTTTAATTCAGACTTGATACCTTCAAAAGCACTTTTAATTTCTTCTACCATTAGTTGAAAATTTTAAATGATTGTAAATATTTGTTTACCTCGATTTCAATAGAAATAGTCGGGTTTTCTTCTTCTTCCAATGCATCTTCTGCTTGGTCTTCTGGATTATCTAGTTCACCAGGAAAGTCCGTCTGCGGTTGGTCTTCAGAAGTAACTGACTCTTCGTCTTCCATTTCTGCGAGATATTGTTGTAATTGTTTCAACTTCAACTCCAATAGTCCGAAAGTCTCATCAGTATAAAAGCCATTTCTTAAAGACTTGATAGTTTTAGCTATCTCATCAATAACCGTAGTTTTGATTTCTGATTTAACACTTACTGTTGGTGTATTAGCATTAGCTCCCCATAAAACTGAAGAGCCTTCAAACAATTGAATTTCTGTTATTTCATTAGCTGTAGCTTTAGCTTGAGACTTAATAGTCTTAAAGCCTATACTATGCTCGGTAATGTGGCCATCTTTATACAATTCATAAGTATCTCTACCTAAAGTTGTATTTGGCATTTTAACTACTGCCTTTAAACCAAAAGCATCTTCAATAAGTTCTTTAGGTTTAGAAACAGGTTTGTCTGTAGAGTGGTTAAACAAGTGCCATATTCTATTCTTAGCACCTGGTCCGTTCTCTTTAATTGATTTAGTAAAAGCACCTGGCATAATTATATCGCCATCGCTATCTACGTTTCCAAAAGCAGAATAGTAAACTGTAATAGTTCTTGAGTCATCAGCCATATCGACTGGAGCTCCACTAACCGCCTTTTTGTTATAAAAATTACTCATATTTATTTGTTTACGCAATATACACCGTACAGCATCTGCAGTTGCAGTTATTTATAGCACCGCCTGAAGCGTCATGTGCGTATTGCATTTCAATTACTCCGTAGTTAGGGGTATTTACTAGAAACGGCTGATTAACTCCAATTCTAACTCGTCCATCATCTGGATTTGTTTGTCTATCTAATTCTCTGTGCCATATTCTAGGTTGCCCTACATATTCAGAATGAATCCATTGCTTTAGCAAAGGTATATTAATTGTTTGTGTTGCTCCCATAGCTCCTGTCGAAAGTGCCTGATGAGATTCCGTTCTTGCAATCAATAAACTTCTTGCATTATTAATTTTCCCCTCTCTTAACAACTGGATAGCTAAATTATCTACTTCACTTTGTGACAAATTATTTTCTCTGCCGTATTTAATGGCATCATTTAATAACCTGATAATTTCATTGTTGGTAGTGTTTTCTATGCCGTACATTTTTAAACCGCTAATAGCTGTCCAATATGAAAGCATAAACGTTAACCAAAAGTCACTAATAGAATCCGTATTAATGTCAATAGTTTCTTCTTTCTTATAACTGTCAAATATCTTCTGATACCTCATTCCTGTGTATCCACCTGTACCTTCATACAAAGTTCGTAAAATATTAGAAACTTCAGTAGAGTTAAAAAATGACTTTCTAAAGTTAGCCACTTGAGAAGCACCTAATTCTTCAACCATCAAAGCAGCCTTATTAAAATCATTTTGTAGAGCAGACTTAATTTTAGTCTGATATTCTCTTACAGATTTCCTTGCAATTCTTTGCTGCAATTCGTACTGCTGTGATGGCAAAAGTATTTTGGGCATTCATGTTATTTTACTGGAGGCAAGTTATAATCACCTTGTTGCTGAGCATTACGAGGGTCTTGTAACATTGTCAATTCATCTATAGGCAAGTAACCAGCTGGAATAAATATCTCATCCATTACAGGGTCTTGTATAGTATCATAACGCATCGCTTGTCTTTTCTCGTTAGGCGTAGTCCACCATGATTGAGAAAGGATAGCTGACAATTCTTTCATGTCTTCTTGTAACTCTGGGAATACTGTAATATCAAAATCAATATAATATCCTTCTCCTATTTCTGTAGCAAAAAATCTATTGAAAGCATCACGAAGTGCCACAAGTTCAGGAAGCACAACTTGCGTTAACATTTCCTTCTTAGCTTCCTTCATGTTGTTATAAGTCTTGTTATCTGGGTCGTTAAATAATGCGGAGTTTACGCCATACACATTACATAATTCTCTTAGCGTAATTTTCTCAGATTCTAACAACTGCAAGTCTACTGGAGACATACCCATGTTCACCCACCCAAGTTCAGCACCTGCTATTAGCACTCTACCAGCATTCTGTACAATTTGCCCTTGAGTCTTGGTGCCATATTGATTGTAGAAGTCTTCTTTTAGCTTACCTGCAGCTTCTGGTCCAAAATCATTGTTGCCATCCTTAGCATACAAAATACCTTTAGGTCCTTGATTCTGCAACATACCAACAGATGTATCTTTAGCATCGTTAGAACGCTGTACAGTTCTGTAGGCAGCTTGTAAAGGTGACAAACCGTATAATTGTTGGCCGTTAGTATCAAAGTAAGGGTTGAAGTATTTTAAATGGATTACATCCTTCGCAGGTAAATTATCCCATCCTACCAAAGTAAAAGTATATCCTTCAACCCCATTGATTGTGCCATCAGAAATGATAGCTACATACTGGGATGGGAGTACTACTAATTCTTGAACCTTACCATTAGACAATCTGTTAGCCCAAATGTAAGAGTTACCTGTAATTAACTTATATCCAACCACGTTCTCTACAAATTCAGAGAAAGATTGATACTCGTTAGGTTTTTCTAATAACTTGTTTAATGGAGAGTCTGCTATCTCACTTACCGCCTTAACTCTAGTCAACTCCGCTTTAGCAACGTCTGCTCCAGTAGAAGCGTTTGACATCATCGCCTTATAACGAGTAAGCTCCTTTTTGTTTTTAACCTGATACACATAGAAAGGAACGGTAGAGATGGTTTTAGATATACGTTTAACAATAGCATATACTTCACTATTGTTATCGTAGTCGTTTACAAACTTCTTTCCGTTTAAATCAGGATATAAAATTCTACCAGCGATTAAACCAGCGAAATCTTTTAATGGATTTGAAGGGAACCCTATGTTGGCAACACCTTTTTTCTTAAAAGGGGTCAAGCCCACTATTATGTCCTTTAATTTCACGCTATATTATGTTTTTACAAAAGTAACAAATTTTTAACCTATACAACCCATCCTCTCTTAGGTTTCGCAAATTTTGTGTATATGGCATATCTCATTGCATCCATTAAGTGGTCTCTAAACTTAACAGGTTCATCCATGATGTTGCCATCATGGTCAGTTTTCCATTTGTAATTCTTAATCTCATCTAACAAATCAAGTGATTCTGATTTAACAAACAATGGAAATGATTTTACCTTGTTGATTCCAGCAAACACATCCTTAACAGCTGGTTTCAGATTAAATCCTGATTTGTTTACTTCAGCGATGGTCTTAGGTTCTGCGGCATCTGCGAATATCTCATCTCTACGAGACATACCAAAAGATTTTAATTTTTCTATTAGTAGGGCAGTAGATAACTTTGTTTCGTAAATCATTTGCTCCACATAAATCTCTCCATCATGCATTTTACATCTAACCAAAGCGGTTTGGTTGTTATAACCGAAGTCCAATCCGTAGAATACCTCTCCACCTTCAGGGAAGTTTCGTCTTCTTCTCCAATGACTGTAGATGGTAGCTTCACTTATAGCACGTTCACCCAAACCGTAGACTCTCCAGTATTCGTGGTCAGCTTCCTTTAACCTTTCAATTTCCTCTACAATAGACTTTTCTAAAAATGGGTTGTCTTTGTAGGTTGTAATAGTAAAGTCCGCATCTTCACGAGGAATCACCTTGTCGTAAATCCAGGAGTAATAATCGGAAGGGTTGTAGTCAATTACAATCTTATGGGTTGTACGAAGGGCTAACTGCATCCAAGATTCGTAGTTTACCTCGTTAGCTTCGTTTATAAACAAATAATGTCTTTTACGACCTCTAATCTTTTGCGGTTGGTCAGTAGATACGAACTCTACGGTGTTTCCGCTTAGAAAGTATAAATTTTCTGATTTGTTGTGTTTGTCTTCTGAGTAAAGCCCATATTTCGAAAGTATCTCTATGAAGTCTCTCATTACAGAACCCTTGATAGACGGCAGCGAGGAACGGCAGATAGTCAGCGTCTTTCCCCTTTCTTGTAACAGTTTTACGATAAACCATGTCAAGATATTGTATGTCTTGCCACTTCTTGTTCCTCCTTGCATAACTGAGATTTTTTTTGGACTCTCTTGCAAGATTTGGAATACTTTGTTGGTAGTTACGTTCATTCATGTTGGTTTTTGGTTATTATATGTTGAACACCTTCAACATATCTAATCATATTGTTGAATTTATACAACATTTGGTTAAGTTATAGCTTTACTATATTATTTTGACTCATTTTAAGGCGATATAAGTCAGTTTATTGGTTTTTTGACACATATGCACTATTTTAGTATTAAAGTGTCTTAAATCGTCTCTAAATGCCCTTTAAATTGATTTTAAACTACTCTTCATACTCTTCCTGCTCATTTAAGTCCAATAATTTTCCTTTATCGTGGTTGTACAACGGAATTTCATCAATTTCACCAGCCATTGTAGCTGGTACAGTCATGCCACTATCTTCTAATTGCAAATTCTCATCACCATCTAGTTGTTTAGGACTAACATTCTCTAATTCTTCAGGTCTTAAGACATTAACCGTAATTTGTTTTACCACATCACCTTCGTGAGCCACTTCTTGTCTTTCAATGTAACCTCTTCTTTTGCCTTTGGTTTTTAGAAGGAACATAGTTGCTAAAGTATCTCCTTTGGCAATTCTTTCCATTAGCTTATGTTCACCAAAGTCTAACATGATTTCTTCTGGTTCAATCTCCGCTAAGGTGTTTCTGAATTCTTCATCTTCTTTAATCCATTTGCTGTAAGCTCCTCTAGATACCCCTGCTGCTGTACAAGCAATAGTGATGTTACCGAAGTTCTCTTTGTAAGCCAATATAAAGGCTTGTTTGGTTATGTCTTTAAATTGTGCATTCATATGGTTGGTATTTTGCTTCTATTGCTATTATTTTATTCATAAACATAGCATATCTAATCTTAGATGGATTATATCTATTCATATTCCTCCATAGAGTATATACGCTAAATCTATGCAACTTATAGTTGCGTTTTACTTTTTTGGTTTCGGTTTGCATTTATACATATTACATTTTTTTTTAATGGGTTATAGGAAAAATTAAAAAATTACAATCTCAAGAAATGTGAAGTTAATGTTTTATATCAGAATTTTAGGGGGCACAAGGCACTCCCCAAAAGTTCTACGCTAAAAAAGTGGCTAGGGGGTCTTTATCCTGTTATCTAATCAACCAATAATAAATATTATGTTAAATAGACTTCTTCCACACCCTCTTATAATAGGCAAAGCTAACAATTTTAATGTTATGATATGTTACCCTGTTAAGTGCGACCGCTGACAATCTATGCTATTAATAGTTAGATTATATTAGAATATACCCAATAT